TCAAGCTTTTGAGAATCATCCTGACCGCAAGAACTCTCGTTCTTTAGTTTCTTATTCTCGTGTTGGTTTATCAAAACGTTCGTTATAATTTTTTAAAGGTCAAATCATGAATTTATTTGTTGTTTCTGTTAAAGATCGTGCTGCTGCCGTTTTTAATCGTCCTTTTTTTGTTCCACATCGTAATGTTGCTATTAGGGATTTTACTGATGAAGTAAATCGTAGTGCTGTTGATAATCAACTTAACAAGCACCCCGATGATTTCGATTTGTATCTTTTGGGTGAGTTTGACGATAATTCTGGAGAATTTATTATGTCTACACCCCAAGTTTTAGTCCGTGCTAAGGACGTTATTCAGTCTTCTTGACCCTTGGACCCCTTCGGGGGTCCTTTTTTCTTTTTGGAGAATTTTTATGTTTCACAATAAATCAGTTAATGCCCATAATTTTGCTATGGTGCCTCGTTCTGACATTCCTCGTTCTCGTTTTTCTATGCAGAAAACACTTAAAACCACTTTTGATAGTGGTTATCTAGTTCCTATTATGTGTGAGGAGGTATTGCCTGGTGACACGTTTAATGTTAATGTTACGATGTTTGGCCGATTGGCCACCCCTATTTTCCCGGTTATGGATAATCTCCATTTGGACTCGTTCTTTTTCTTTGTTCCTAATCGTTTGGTTTGGGACAATTGGGTTAAATTTATGGGGGAACAGGATAATCCTTCCGATTCTATTTCTTACACTATCCCGCAACAAGTATCCCCAGCTGGTGGATACGCTATTGGTTCCTTACAGGACTACCTTGGTTTACCGACAGTTGGTCAGGTCGGTTCTGGTAATACGGTTACACATTCGGCGTTACCTACCCGTGCTTACAATTTGATTTATAACCAATGGTTTCGCGACGAGAATTTGCAAAATTCCGTTTTAGCTACTAAGGGTGATGGACCTGATACATATTCTTCTTTTAATATTATGCGTCGTGGTAAACGACACGATTATTTTACTGGGGCTTTACCTTGGCCCCAGAAGGGTGGTACACCCGTTACTTTACCGTTAGGTACTACTGCTCCAATTATTTCTGATGGTACTTACCCTAATTTGACTGGTGGTTCTCTTACTAATACTGGTATTTATTCATTGTCTGCTGGTGGTTTTATGATCACTGGTAACGCACCAGCTTCTGATGTTCAAATGAAATTTGGTAACAATACCGGTTTGTATGCTGATTTGTCTACTGCTACTGCTGCTACTATTAATCAGCTTCGTCAATCTTTTCAGATACAAAAGTTGCTTGAACGCGATGCTCGTGGTGGTACTCGTTACACCGAGATTTTGCGTTCTCATTTTGGTGTTACTTCACCTGACGCTAGGTTACAGCGTCCTGAATATTTAGGTGGTGGTACAACCCCTATTAATATTTCTCCTATTGCACAGACTTCTGCTACTGGTCAGACTGGTGCTGCTACCCCTCAAGGCAATCTTGCCGCTATGGGTACTTATTTGGCTAAAGGACATGGTTTTTCTCAGTCCTTTGTTGAACACGGTTATGTTATTGGCGTTGTTTCTGTTCGCGCTGATTTGACTTATCAGCAAGGTTTACGTCGTCATTGGTCGCGTACTACTCGTTATGATTATTATTTTCCTGTTTTTGCTATGCTTGGTGAGCAAGCTATTCTTAATAAGGAAATTTATGTAACTGGTGGCTCAGCTGATAACAACGTTTTTGGTTATCAAGAGCGTTGGGCTGAATATCGTTACAATCCTTCTGAGATTACTGGGTTATTCCGTTCTACTGCACCTGGTACTATTGACCCTTGGCATTATGCTCAGAAGTTTACTTCTCTTCCTACCTTGAATAGTACTTTTATTCAAGACAATCCGCCTTTGGCTCGTAATTTGGCGGTTGGTACTGGTGCTAATGGACAGCAGCTTCTTTTGGATGCTTTTTTTGATATTAATGCTGCTCGTCCTTTGCCCATGTATTCTGTTCCCGGACTTATTGACCATTTTTAAGGTTGTGGGGTTTACACCCCATAACCCAAAGGATTTTTATGTTCGAATTTTTAAATTCTATTACCCAGCCAATTGCTTCTCTTGCTTCTGGTGTTGCAGGTTTTCTTGGACAGCAGTCCACTAATGCTACGAATGTAGACTTAGCTCGGGAAAATACTGCTTTTCAAGAGCGTATGAGTAATACAGCTTACCAACGTCAAGTTAAGGATCTTGAGGCCGCTGGCCTTAATCCTATGCTTGCGTATATTAAAGGTGGTGGTGCTTCCACCCCTTCTGGTTCTGTTGCCCAGGTGCAGTCCCCAGTTGGGGCTGCTTTGCATTCTGCTGAGACTGCTTCTCGTGTTCCTAAAACATTTGCCGAAACGGAAAATGTTGGTGCTGATACAGCTGTTAAGCGTGCTGATATGTGGTTGAAGAATGCTCAGACTGATTTGGCTGGTTCTTCTGCTGCTATGAACCGTGCTGCTACTGATAAGCTTCAGCAAGAAGCTCACAAGATTTCTTTGGAAGTTAAGAATATTCCTTTAGAAGGCGATCGCTTAATTGCTGTTGCTAAGAATCTTGCTGCTTCTACTACTTTGATTAATAATCAAGCTAAAACTGAAGAAGAGCGCGATAAGCAAATGTATTGGTTAGGTGTTAAAACTTTGCGTGAAGCTCAGTTGTTGGATCTTGAGATCAAAGCTATCGAAAAGTTTGATAATTTTGGGAAAGAATTTTCCCAATTTAAACCTTTTGTTGAATTGATTATTTCGATTATTCGTACTTTTAAACGTTAAGGAGTTTGTTATGAAGTTTTTTTCTGCTTATGATAATTTTGAAGCCCTATCGAATGATACTGGGCTTATGTGTTTGGATTCGTCTTTGACTCAACAGCAGTTTAAAGAGGAAGCTGATATCAACAATATTGTTGATCGTTTTATGAAGACTGGTCATTTGCCTGACCCTGTTTCTATGCCTCAATATATTGATTATGAGGGTATTTTTGATTTTCAATCAGCTATGAACGTTGTTCGTCAAGCTGATGAGAACTTTATGCGTATGGACGCTAAAGTTCGTGCTAGATTCCATAATTCCCCTCAGGAATTTTTGGAGTTTTTCGCAGATCCTGCGAATGTTGACGAGGCGGTTCGCCTTGGTTTAGCTGTTCCTACCAGCTCTCCCAAGGAGTTTTCTTCGTCTGCTGAAGCTACCCCTTCTGGGGAAGCTTAAGCTTTTGGCACAGTTTTCTACTTGATGTAACTGTGCCTATTGACACCTTTTTTGTTTTCTGTTTATAATGGAGTCATCATGAAACCTCTTCACCGTCACAATGCCAATAAGCACCAGAGTGCTAGTACGTTTAAACGCAATATTAAGACCACTAAGCTCGTGAATATTACGGCTGGTCCTATGCGTGGTGGAATTCGTCTATAACGTGTGTACAACCCTTTGGTCGCATCCTACTCATGGGCCTATCAAGTGTGGTCAGTGTATTGAGTGTCGTTTGGCTTATTCTAGAGAATGGGCTATTAGGATTACTCATGAGCAACAGATGCATGAGGTGTCTTGTATGCTGAATCTGACTTATGACGATGCTCATTTGCCTGAGCATGGTCAATTGTTTAAAGCTGATTTGCAGAAGTTTTTTAAACGATTGCGTAAAGCTGGCTTTAAGTTTCGTTACGTTGCTTCTGGAGAATATGGTGACATTTCAAAGCGTCCGCACTTTCATTTGGCTTTGTTTGGAGTGGATTTTCACTCTGATCGTGTGCTGTTTGGCCGTTCTGGTAGCGATAGGACTTATATCTCTAAGTCCGTTTCTAGATACTGGGACCATGGTAACCACCTTATTGGTACCCTTAATTTCGAATCTGCAGCATACATTGCCCGTTATATCTTGAAAAAGATAAAGGGCTTGCAAAAACCTGAACCTTTATATATTGATCCAATTACTGGTGAAGCAGTTTTGCCTAATCCGGAATTTTTATTGATGTCTAAAGGTATTGGTAAATCTTGGTTCCGTGATTATTTTATGTCGGATGTTTATCCGCATGCTTCTGTTATTACCAACCAAGGTAGCAAAGCTCCTGTTCCCCGTTATTACAAAACTTTGTTAAAGGAGGTTGGGTCTGATCTTGCATTGGACATGCAGTTTAGGTCATCAGCGAGAGCTGAGATGGATGTTGAGCGTCAAGCTTTTGAGAATCATCCTGACCGCAAGAACTCTCGTTCTTTAGTTTCTTATTCTCGTGTTGGTTTATCAAAACGTTCGTTATAATTTTTTAAAGGTCAAATCATGAATTTATTTGTTGTTTCT